CTCTTTGATAGTGGTATCCGATGAAACACATTATTTCTTTTTTACTTAAATTTCCACTTTACTATGTGGTAATAAATGGTCTTGTAGCACTCACAGGACTTTCAATTTGGTGGTGTATTCCAATCTGCACCGTGATTGGTTTGTCTTATGATATTGGTGAGATGGTGAGGAAAAGGCAATGAAAAAGTATCGTATCAAAAAAGAAACTTATGGTAATACTACAAAGTATTTTCCACAAGAGAAATTTTTGTATTCTTGGTATAATATCTTTGCCTATGAGGTTTATTTTGATGGTGGATATGATACTCTAGAAGAAGCACGGAAACGACTTTGTGAGTATTGTAGAGAACCTGTGGTAGAATACCTTGACTTTGACCCAAATAAAGATTGTGGGTGATTGTTATAAATAATGATGCTTGTGTTTGGTCGCAGAAGCAGAGATTAGGTGTCCTCGGGCACCTTTTCTTGTATAAATAATAAAGACCAAACACAAAGTAGAACTATGACTTACCAAAGTCCAAGAATTTACACATACAAAATTACTTTTGAAGAAGTACCTTATTATTACTATGGTAGTAAGAAAGAAAGGTATTATAATCAAGAGTATTGGGGTTCTCCTACAACTCATAAATGGTGTTGGGAACTTTATACTCCAAAGAAACAGATATTAGAGATATTTGATTATACTGATGAAGGTTATGAAGAAGCACTTGAAGTTGAAAGAAGATTGATAAAACCTGTATATAATACCGATAAATGGTGCCTAAATGAAAGTTGTGGGGGGAAGATTTCTTTAGAAGCAAGTAGAAAATCTGGTAAAAAAACATACGAAACTAAAAGTGGTATGTTTTCTATGTCTAAAGAGGAAAGGCATAAAATGCTCAAAAAAAATTGTGAAATGAAAATAGGTATATACTCACTAACTCCAGAGCAACGAAGAGAAAATGCTATAAAAGGTTATAAAAAAGCAAAAGAACTTGGTGTGGGCATTTACGCACTTACTTCACAACAAAAAAGTGAAGCAGGCAAGAAGTCAAACGAACAAAAATGGATGTGTCTTGAAACTGGATATATTACAACATCAGGTCCTCTTTCAAGGTATCAAAAATCAAGAGGTATAGACACTTCCAAAAGAAAACGAATAGCATAGGACACTTCTCAAACTGGAACAAGGTGCCTTTACAGGGCACCTTTTTGTCGTATAATACTTCTATACACACAGAAACCTCTTATGGACTTTCCAAAAAACTTTCCAGATGTGAATAGGATTGAAGTAATTTCAAGTGAGGGTGAAGAGTTTTTTCGGGATGTTTATGATGAATGTTCTAATGTTCGGGTAAATATTCTTAATGATGGAAAGATACTCAAAGTATTTCTGGTAAAGGGAAACCAAAAATGAAAGTTTATTCATTATATTTCAAAGAAAAATTTGTAGTAGCATTTCCAAACAGGGAAGATGCTATTGAATATGGTAAGGAGTATTATGATAAGTATGCTTGGGATTGTAATATCCTTGAAGAGTATTTGAATAGGACACCTTATCAAATGTATACTCCTCCTTATACTACACCTAATACTATTCCTTGCGTTTCTCCTAATACTACAAAGATTGTTCATAACTCTCATCCTAATGACCCTAAACCTTATTTTGATACTTATGGTGGAGTGAAAGCAGAATGAACGACACCATCAAAGAAAATCTAATCCTCATTCAAGAGGTTGCTACAAAGGCACTTGAAGAACTCAAGAATTCCACAGAACGATTTGGTGGTGTAAATTATGCTGACCTACGAGTGGTGGATGTATGGGTGAAGTATAGTATTCACGAAGAAGATTTGGAGTATGGTGTGCTGATTGAAGAATGCTCACCAACTGCTTATGATTTACAGGATTATATGTTAGAATACTTGAAAGATAATCTACCTAATAATTTGGGGTGGAGCATTTATGTGGAGTTGGATTGGTAATTATGACTAAAACCCAATCAGCATTAGAACGAGTTATTATTGAACTTGATAGTTGGTGTGATAATTGGACCCCCACATCTTATAATGACCCTCGCATTAGTTTGAGACAGATTGCTGACCGTGCTCGTGATGTTTTAGAGGAAGAGAAAAAAACAGAAGAATACGAATACTTCCACATTTCTTATCGTAAAGACGCACCTTTTTGATTATGACTGACTTTCAACCAAAACCCCAGACACACGAAGAAGTTGCCGATGGTCTTCGTGAGGCTTTTAGACAAGCAATCAAAGATGGTGTGATGGATGCTACTCCTTACTTGAAACAAATGAATTCCAATAAAGAAATTGAACTTCTAAAACAAGAAATCAAAATGCTCCAATCCAAACTCTCATTTTTGGAAGAACTGGAAAAAACGAAATCACCAGTAGAAGAGGCATACAAAGATTGGTGGGGGCAATATCCTCAATTAGAAACTGATTCCGAGTATGATGAAATGAGGTGGCAGGGTTTCCAAGCAGGTTTTCATTTTGCATACGAAGAGAAGGCAAAAGAAGATGATTATAATGATAAATCTCAACCCAGAATGGAGTTTGGTTTTGGTGGAAAGTTTGAGATTGTCTTTTATAATGATAAAGAATATCTTCGTCTTGAATTTACTGATGGAAGTCATAATTGGTATAAGAGAAATCATACTGCTGGTGTTGTAATGTCTGCTATTACTGATGGTGAAACTCGTCGTCTTCTTGAAGGTGTGTGGTTCAACGATGTAAAGAAGGGGAAGTATGACTAACACTCAAAAAATTCAATCTAAAATTGATGAATTACATAAAAAGATTGATGTTCTTCAATCACAATCTGCGACTTTAAGTGAATTGAATAGTGTGCGAAGACAATTAAATGTTGCTTATGAAAAGTTGAGGAAGAACTGAAATGACTAACCCAGAAATCATCGTAGAACGAAAAAAATATGGAAGTTCTGCTATGGATTATACTATGAGAGTTTATCAAAAACTTGATGAAGAAACCATAATGATTGATGGTGTGAAGTATCAAAAAGTAGAAGAACCAAAACCAAAGATACTTTATGAGATGTTCTGTAAGGAACACGGACAATTTATAAACAGAGATGTTATTTGTGAGATTGTTGAAAGATGGTTGCCTGATGAAGATGATGGTGATGATAGATATGCTTGTGGTTGGAATGATTGTGTTGAAAAGTTGAAGTTGAGGTTAAAATGACTGAACCATTAAATCATAAACTTGATGTAAGTAAAATCAAAACACTCAAAGATGTAAAGAATGTTTTTGAGTGTATGAGTTTGATTACTAATGCGAGTGAAGAGCACGAAAAGTATGAACTCATCAAAGAATACTTCACACTTCCAAATGAGCCACAAGAACTCAAACTTGAACTACCACGCAAGTCATTAGAAGAAATCTCACAAGAGTTTGATGAGAAGATTGATAAACAGATTGAGGATGTAGAGTATAAGTTCGCACAACTCAAATATTACCAAGAGTATCAGTTTAGTAAAAAGATTACAAGGATTATTGAAGATATTGAGTATGCTCGCAAGAATGGAAGTTTTCCAGCAAAATTAGATTACTCTAAACTTACTGCGACTGGTGGTAATATTACTTCCAGTTTTGTAATTAAAGAAGGTGGTAAAGAAGTTGGATATTATACTTTTGGTAATGGATATTTGAAGTATTATATGAATAAGAAACCGACTGCGATTAGTCGTTGGTTTATGAAAAATTGTCTTTCTTTTGTGTGGGTGGATGTAAAATGACTAAATTATCAGCAGCAGACCTTATGGTAATTCACAACACTCTTTATAAAAGTTTGAGTGTCGTTGGAAATAGTATTTGGACACAAGAAACCAGAGAAAGAGTTATGGATAAGGTGTCTCTTATTATGGAAAATATGAATGTTGAAGTTGTCTGTGGTGATGTAGAACCTGTTGTAGTGAGTGGAGATGTAGGGGGATGAGTAAAGAAGAACTCAAAGAACTTTTGATTATTATTTCTATATTTCTACTTTTTGCACTTCTTTATGGAGTTATTATTGATTATCAAAAAACATTATGCCTCAAAGAAGGTGGCAAGTGGATTGACGGATTTTTTGGGGGAACTTATGCTCACTTGTGTTTGCCGAAATGACTTACGCATCTTATTGTTGCCCTAAATGCGGAGCACAGATAGGATATATTGGAAGGTTCTTTCAGTTTCTTCGTATTCCATTACATCGGTGTAAGGGCACTTGACGAACTGGCACAGGGGACGCTCTGGGTGCCTCTGTGGGTGGTATGATACTCTCATACACAAAGGAACTCCAAATGCTTGATGCCTTTACTGATTATCCTATTCCATCTTATGGTGATGTTGAGGGAGAAAAAGCACCTATTCGTAAGGCAACAATCCTGACTTATGATAGAAATAAGTATTGTGATGTTCTTGTTTATCAGGTAGATGAGGATGGTGATTTGAGAGGAACTGTTGTGAATTTCAAGCAGTTTTATCTCTATAAAAATGAAGCACGACTTGATGATGGCATTCAATTTACTGATGAAGAACTGGAAACTCTTCCTTTTACCGAAATAACTTATCCTCATTCCATTTGATATAATACTCTCATACACACAGACACCTGATGAAACGCAACAACTTTGATTTTATGGATGCTTGGATTGTTTTGGTTGCTGGCGGTGTTGTTTTGGTTTTTCTTGCTGCTCCCATCATAGGAGTTATGAAAGTCATTACAACTCAACAAGCACTCAACGAACAGTGTGGGACTAACTACAACTTCTTCCAAGTTGCTACTGCGGGTGATAATCTTTCCCGTCTTTGCCAAATCAAAAATCAAACGGTGACGATTAAATGACTGCCTTCACTTACAAAGGATACGGACGCATCTACACCAATCCAGAGAACATTCAAGAGGTAGAAAACATCATTCAAGAACTTGATGAGTTTGAGTGGGGTTATTATCCAGGAGGACTTGTAATATCTTGGGACAGGTATCCAAATGTTGAGTATGTTGGTAAGTTTGAACTGAATGAAGACAAGTTCAAACAAATCTGTAAGGAACGAAACATTCCTGTTTTTGTCTTTAATGCTTATGATAATGACTATCCTCGTGGTTATGTCAAAACCTTGAATAGAGAAGAAATTAAACAACTTTCTTATGGAGAACTGAAATGACTACCAAAACAACTGAACTTCTCAAAATCAAAACAACTGAACTTCTCAAACTCTTCACCAAAGCAAATGAACTTGGATTGCGTGTTGAGGTTCGTGAAGACAATGGGGGTGATTATGTAGTTCGTATCTATGAAATGTTCTGTCAACAAGACGAATTTGATGAAACAGTAGTCATCACTCAAAGAGGTGAGAGTGATTTGTATAAAGGAAGTTATTGTTATGATGTTATGGTGAGTGTTCTTGATGAAATGTTGGAAGACAAACGAAAAAAAGAAATCAAAGAACAAAAACGACAAGAACTGATTGCTCGTTTGACTGATGAAGAAAAAGAACTCCTGGGGGTAAAATGACTAACGAACAAAAACTCACGCTTCTTCTTGGAGTTCTCAAAACATACGCAGAGGCAAAACACTGCTATAATGAAAAAGGAGATGATTACACTCCAAGTGCTGGTAGTTATGATGATGCCTTTGAGGATGGTGCCGATTATGGTGAGATTACCTTTGCCCGCACACTTTTAGAACAGATTGGTGTAGAATATGAACATCCTGTGATGAAAGAAAATGACTGAACGAGTAAAATTCAAAAGTATCACACGAGTGATTGACCCGAAGACCCGTATTCATTATCTTGATGCGATTGATGAGAATGGATACCATTGGTCTGCACAAATGACACACCAAGAAGAACCTTGGATTATCTACAAAGAAGTTTGGAAAAGAGACCCCCAACAACCTTATGACGTTTGAAGAAATCCTAGAAGAATACGGACAGGAAGTATTAGACACATACTACGAACTGTTCCCAGACAAAAGTATTTCAAAGTTTCCTGACCGTTTCTGTGGTTTTGTTGGTGAGTATCAGGATTTTGTGTTAGAATGTTATCATTCAACTGGTAGTGATGAACTGGAAACACTTGAAGACTTTATGAATGGTGTATTTCAGGAGTATTATTACTACTGCGAAAAAACAGCAACAGGATTTGTATTTTATAATGAACGATGAGTGATTTAATCTTCAAAACTGATGGTAAGGAAACACACCGTATTTCTTTTCCAAATCTTGGAACCAAATGTCCTGAAACTCAACTTGAAATCAAAATGACTGAAACCGATATCTCAAAAGTTCTCATAGAAGGAGACTACGCAACCATTATGGGAGTGAAGTATAAGAGAGTGGAAGAACCAAAAACACCAGTAGAAGAAGCATATAAAGAAGTTTTCGGCAAGTATCCTGAAACTGGTTCAGATGCAACTAAATTTGATATTCAATCCTGGAATATCTTTCGGTATGGTTGGAATGCAGCAAAGGAGGATGGAGTGGTTGATGAACCTGATTGGTATGATGAAGTAGAGTGGGATGAGAAAGATAATCCAAAACCTATGGATGAGGTTGTGAATAGGTTGGTGAAAAAATACCAAGCACAAAAACTCTGGAATATGTTAAGAGATGAACTTGGATATTCTATTGATTGTTGTGATGAGATTGTCGATTTGGTAGAGAAATGGTTGCCGAAAGAACAATCAGCAGCAGGAAGTCAGAATGTAGATACTGAATTACTTGTGGATGGATTTAATCATTGTCTTGAAAAAATTAAAGGGATGCTACGATGACTGAACGCAATTTTACCAAAGAACTTTGCCATCACCGTTATATTGATATGGAAGATGGTAATGATATTGAAACCATTTGTTATCCTTCTTTGATTTGTATTATCACCGAGTTGTGTGATAGGATTGAGAAACTTGAAAGGAAGTTGGAACAACAGGAGGAGTATGCTATGGAGCAAAATGAACAATGAAGATTGAAATCACTTACACACCACATCCAACAAAAGGATATACTGCTACTATCTGGGATGGTCCAGACGGAATTGATGAAGACAGTTTTGTTTGCCGTTCTCTTGGTGAATGCTTTGAGCAGATTGTGATGTGGAGAACACTTAACGCACAACAATACAAAGATGAATGAAGATATGCCGTGGGTCAATCTCACACAAGAAGAAGTAGAAGAACTTCGCAACAAAAAACACGAACTCACTGAATACGGCAAACAGAGGTTGAAAGAACTTATGGGAAACCAAGTCAATAGTGAAGCAGAAAACAAGGCACTTGCTGCCCTTGATGAACTCTATGAGAAGCACGGTGATGCTATGCTGAAACTTGCTGAGATTGAAAAAGATGAGTGGGAACGTAGAGAACGTGCTGATACTGTATTAGCACGATATAATGCTTTCTATAATGATGAATGTTCTGGGATGCCTCACGGCACACCAATCACACCAGAGCATATGCAGGCAATGACACTTGAATGTATGATTGATGCTCTCCGTTGTGAGAATATGAATATGGAGTATGATGTAATTGCGATTGATGACATCAAGGATTTGATTGAAGGATTGTATCGGCAGAGTGATGAGTTTTTGGAACGAGTGAGGAAACTGAAAGAGCAGAATAATGGATGAACCATTCTATCAATATTATGTGATTGATTATTATGCAACTGGTGAAGGTCGTTCCATTTGGTTGATGATTTGTCCGAACAACTCTCCATCATATCCAGTTGATTACTTACAGAACCGATGGGAGAAGTTTGTAAATATAGAGTACTATTTGTACGGGACAGAAAAACTCACAGAAGAAGAGTTTATGAAGAAGTATCGTGTGTTTATGCCAGGACACATTAAGAATACTATTGAAGAGAAAAGTATGAGTATCTGGCAATCACATTATCATTTTAATCGTTCATAATGAAACCACTACCTGATAAGAAAGAACTGGATATTATGTGGGCAGTGGCAACCTCAACCAGTATTGAAACTGGCACAAGACCACACTACGGGTTCGCAAAAATGCTGTATGATGAACTCAATGACATCAAACCACCAGTAGGACTTTCTGACAAATGATTTCTCCTTACAATGTAGTTCCTGGAACTGATATTGTTCACAGCATCACCGACGTTTATGAACTTTGTGATGAAGCAGAAGGATGCACTCACACTGTAAAACTTAATGCAGATAATGGTGGTGTTTATCTGGAATCAACAGGAAAACAACACGATAGTGAGCACAGAGGTATCACTGAATATATGACTATTGGCAACAAAGAACTTGCGATTGTTGTTGCCAAAAGGATTCTTGAACTTTACGGAGTATAATCAAAATGAACATCCAATTCAAAGGACACCAATCAACTGAACGTAATGTAGAACTCTCACAACAAGAACTGTTCCAACTCTTTGAGATTATGCGTAAGGAGTTTGTTGAGCACATTACTTATGCTAGGTTTCGCAACTGCTATTCTCCAACTGAAACTGAGAAAAGCATTATAGATTTTTGTAATTCTCATTCGGTTGATGTGGAATACGACAAAGACCGTATCGCATTCTTTTCTGCTATTCTTGATAACCTTAAGAACCCATATCAATGAACCTCACATACCGACAACTCATTCTTTTGACAACTGCTATCACAGTATTTTATGATGAGGTCGCAAAGACTTCTACACCTGAACTAAAACAAGAACTGATGGAACTTGGTGAGATTATTCAGGAAAATGCTATGATGAGGAAAAGGGCAGATGAACGACGTGAGAAGAAAAATGAAACTCTGTAAAGATTGTAAGTATTATCGTAAAGATTGGTTGTCTCATCTATTTGGAATGGGACACAGGCACGATACTTGTAAATCACCAAATACTTCACAAAATCTTGTAACTGGTAATGAGAACAGATTTTGTGATATGTTGAGAGCAGAACGATGGGAAAAACTTGAATACTCTTGTGGTCCTGATGGTAGATTTTTTGAGGCAAAATGAGTAGATTTATTAAGAATCCCGATGAAATCATCCTTGAGGATGTGAAGATGATTCACTATGAAGCAATGGAAGAAGGTCGTTCCGTATGGTTGGGAATCTACCTCAACAACGGTAAAATGTATCACCTAAACATTGGTGGTGATAATCTTTATGTCAATTACAGTGATGAGACACCTGACGAACTGGCACAAGGACACACCAGAAAGGACTTAGATGCCCTATAATGTCAGTATAAATCCAAGGTCCAATGGAACGCAAAGTCATTGTAAAACCTAAGTCTAGTAAGGCAAAGAATCGTCTTGCTAACATTATGGAAGGTAATCCCGTCTGTATTGTAGAGCAGGATACTGGTGGTGAATTGTTTCTTGCGTCTGCAAATCGCAAATACTTTATGTGGGTAAGCACTCGCACTGGAACCAATCGTTTTGGTGATAAGTCTGATAGGGATTGGGAAATTATACAAGACAATATCCCTGAAGGGTGGGAACCAAAACCACTTGGAAAAACTGCTGGATTCTATGAGGTGTTTGAGTGAAACTACTAAAATACAAATGGGAAATGATTGTATGGGGATTCACTGTATTCTCTAATGCAATCTATTTCCGTTTGACATTAGAGGATAACATTGATAGACTTGCATTCTTTGAAGAACTATCTGCTGGATACATTGAAATGCAAGATGAGTATATGATGAATCAACCAGACTTTGACCCTTGGAATCTATCAGGTAGAGATTCTTATTATTCTTATGTTATGAGTCAAAGTAAATAGAGATGAAAATTCAAAATCAGGTTAATCAAATGAAACTCTGCAATCTTATCTTTTTTACACTTGTTGGTGTCTGTGTTGGTGGTATGGTATATGCAAATATAAAACCAGATAAAACTGAATATCATACTTCTACAGTATCTGGAACTTCTGGTGAATTAAACTGCACTGGTAGTTCCTGTGCTGTAAAAGAAAAATGAAACACATTTTCTTGAACTTATGGTATAAGTATAAAGAATGGAGATACGAACGTAAGTGCATCAAGTATCTTGGTATGAAACCCCAAAAGATGTATGTTTCTAAAGAAGCATATGATGCTTTAGTTGAAGCAATCAACAAACCCCCAGACCCAGAAGCACAAGAAAGATTTCGTAAAATCCTAGAACGTAAAGCACCTTGGGATGAAGACTATGGCAATTGAAGTAAAAGAAAATGAAGATGGGTCATTTGACATCTCTTGGGATGAGAATCACCCAACTGAAAGTATGTTCAATACTTGGACCGCAGATGATTTCACTAAAGCAATTTTTGATTACTTAGATAAATTAAAAGAAAACCAACAAGGAGAACAACAATGAGAAATGTTTCAAATCAAATTGAAAGAGAAACAACCAATCAGGTTAAGTCAAACTTTTACTATATTTTTTGGGGAGTTATGGCAGTTGCCGTAGTTGCTGGTCAAATCTATGTTGGTTTGGGTTATCGTGAGATGGCAAAAGCAACTAAGTCTGCTTCTATTTCAGTAAGTTGTATCAAATAATGGAAGTCTCAAAAGAATTGCTGGAAGAAGTTTTTGCTGCTATTCGTAAGTATCAGCACGAGAATTTTCAAGATGTAGTAATTTACGATAAGTGCCAAAAAGTTCTAAATGAATTATATGATTTGACATATACTCAACAAAAAGAACAGGTTAGATGAAAGAATATACAAAAGAACAAAAGAAACTCATTTATGATGCCGTAAGGTATTATCAAATGAACGCAGTTCCACTGAATAGCAAGGACTATCAGATTTGTGATTCTATTCTAAATGAACTCTTCTCAGAAGTTAAAATTGCATACGTTGAACCAGCATATGAACAAGGAAACTAAATTTCATCTTGCTCTTATTCAGATTGAAAATCTTTCACAATTAGTGAAAGACAATGAATACGAGCATTTTTTTGTATCACATCTTGTCCCTATTAAAATAGAACTTGAACGGCAACTTTCTTTGATTAAAAAATGAATGAACGTCATATCGGATACGAAATCGATTGTGATTATCTTTGGATTAATATGCTCACATCTATGAGAGAAAAGAATCCACAAAGATTCTATGAATTTTATAATGATGGCACGATTTATTATTATATGGATAAACTTCAGTATCGGCATTTGACTAATGATTAAGACTCATTAGACTTAATTTTCAGGGTTTTGACTTTTTCAGGAATCCTGAAAATTGCCAATTCCTGAAAATTGGGACTCTTGGGACCGACCACTTGTGGAACTGGCACAGACACCCTGCCGAGAGGTCGGCATTGCCCTATAATAAGAGCATCCTCAAAGGGACAATGACTGATTCCAACCTTTCTAAAATCAAACCCAAACTCCGTACTCAAGGTGTTGTTTCTGGAAACTTCGGTAAGGCAAAAGTAAAAGCAGGTTCTCCGATGCGTGATATTGGCACAACAAATGCCAAAGTAGTTAAAATCAATACGCAGGATGATTACCTGGACCGACTGCATCGTGCCTATGTGGCAACTGATGATGAGAAACTGAAGAGGTTTATCTTCAATGAAATTAAAAAGATTCTGATTCAACGAGGTCAATGGTGATGACTGGAATACAAATAGAATGCGAGATTCGGAAGTCAGTTAAGCAGCACTTGCTTGATTGTCTTAAACGTCCAGAGTATTACAACTATCCTCATCACGATTTAGTTGCAGATTATACTGCAAAGATTGCAAGGATAGATGAGTTTCTAGAAAAGTTTGACAAGTAATTTAATTAACTAAAACAATGCAATTCAATTTTAACACTGTCAAAGAGTTTTACACTGAAAACATTACTGATGAAGTTCTGAGGAAAGCAGGATTGACTGCTGGTATCTTCGGTGTCGTGATTGTTTCTCAACTCCTTCTTCACGGATTTGTTGAGATTGTTGATAGTATCCCTGTGTTTAATTCTCTGATGCAGGTTGTTGGTGTTTATGCAACTGTAAGGTTTGTTCTTGCAAACCTTACAACTCAAGAGAAACGTGATAATCTGGTAGAAAATGTTCGGAATACCTACCAAGATGTGGTAGGTTGATTGAATACATAAGTATAACGATGGACAGTTTTTGGACTGTCCATTACTACTTGATGAAGCACCCAAAAGGTGCTATGATACTAAGGTAAATCAATCGAGGTTATGCCCGAGTCTTACACATTTACAAGTGATGCCATTACCTATATCGGTTTGGTTGGTGTTATCAGCACTGTTGTTATTGTTTATTCCGTTTTTCGTTCTTACTGGTCTAGTCCTTATCGCAAATGAATTATCAACAATTCGAAAAAACACTTCCCGAGTATGAAAAAGACCTCAAGGAAGCAAAGAAAAAGTTCGATAAACTCTCCAAGCAATACAAAAAGTGTAGGAGTGCGTATCAAGCAGAGATGATGTATGATGACCTCACAATCCTGAATGAAGATATTTCCGAACTTCAGATGATTGTGAAGGAAATGCGGCAACAGAAAAAACTAGCAGAAATTGATTCTTATTGATTATGCAGACAATGGACCTATATAATGAAATTTTGAAGTCTCAAGAAGTGCCAAAAACAATGGAAGAGTTCGCAACTGAACTTAAGGAAGACCCAACAGTTCGAGATAACTTCCTTGAGGAGTTTGTTGATGAAGTAATTGATTCAATGGACCCCAAGGACATTATCCGTGCTTATGCACATACTCTTCTTGAGGATTTGTATAAGCAATGTGATGATCACCAAGAAGACTATATTATTCAGGAATGTGCTGAATGTTTCCCTTATGTGCTCCAACGTTTCGGAGTTGAGATAGAAGATAATGCTAAAAATTGATACTTACAATTATTGTCAGAAATGTTTTGAAGTTATGGAACTTGTCTGCACTCAAGGGATGAAACATTATACTCATCTTTTGAGTATTACGACAGACGAAATTGATTTGTTCTTCTATCAAGAACACTTCAATGAATATAAGTGGTATGATGTTTGATACCACTTGTGCCACTAATCCTTCTGGCACATAACACTTTACAAGGCAGGGAAAACCTGCTATGATGTATTCATCAAGTCAAGGGGGTTTCAAGATGATTGACACTTGTATTCTTCACGATGATTACGAGGACTTCGCACAGAAGTTTCTCGGTATTGATTATGATGATTTTGTGACTTTCCAACTGGGTCTTCCTGACGAAGATGAATTAGAAATTGAGTATCCTGTGATTGCTTGATTTCTGGGAATGGATTTGCCCCTAAAGTTATCCACTCTTTGTTCACTTGACTTTTTATTAAATGTCTGCTAAACTGATTGCACTTGCTTCTGAAATCGTTGATACCAACCCTGCTGGTGCTCAACTGATTGTCAATCTGACTAAAGCAGAAACTGGTGCTGATATTATTGAAGCACTTGATAATTATGACTCCACTGTGCTTGAGAATCATACTGAACCTGTGGATTCTGAAGATGACGATTATGTTACTCTTACTGATTCTGAAGGTACTGTAACTTACGTTTGATTGCAGTTTAACTAACTAACTCTTTTTCTTTATTATGGCACGTCGTAACAAATCTGCTTCCCGACAAATGGTTGAATCTCTGAAAGAGCAACTCACAGAGTATTTCCGTGAAAACGTCTTTGATGATTATGATTACGAAGATTTGACTGGTTCTGAACTCTTTGAGGCACTGGTTGAAACATTCAAAGAACTTGAGAATGACCTCAAGGAAGAAATGAAACCGATTCAGTATGTGCTAAATAAACTTGACCCAGAGGATTCTGAATCTCATCTTTAACGGTTAATTTTTACGGGCATTAAAGGTCCAAACTTTAAGTAAGTCCCACACCCTCTATGCCTCTTAATAATGCACAAACAGGAGGGTCTCTTGTCTCAGTAGCTCAGTGGAATAGAGCAACCGCCTTCTAAGCGGTCGGTCGTTGGTTCGAATCCAACCTGAGACGTTATCCAACTATAACAATGAAACTCAAAGTTCTTAGTGATTTGCACCTGGAGCACTTTGTTGCTTGTCAAGTATTTGATGTTGGTGAAGGTGATGTTCTAGTTCTTGCTGGAGACATTCTTTGTGCCAAGCATTTCAAGACTGATGGATATATCCACGCAGTCTATGATAGATTCTTGAATGATTGCAGCAAGAACTATAATAAAGTTCTTTATGTGATGGGAAATCATGAGTTCTATGGATATAACTATGAAGGGACCAAAAAGAAATTAAAAGAGAATCTTCCTCATAATTTCCATCTGCTTGATAATGACACAATAACAATCAACAACTGGAACTTTATTGGTTTCACACTTTGGACTGATTTTCGTAATGAAAATGCTCTTGAGATGATGGAAGCAGCACAAGTGATGAATGACTATAAAGTTATTCGTATCACTCCGAAGTATCGGAAGATGAATCCATCTGATACTCTTGCTTTTCATAAAGAAAGTAAGAAGTATCTTCTCAAGCAACTACAAACACTGAATGAAAACGTATTTGTCATCAGTCATCACGCACCGAGTTATCAATCTATTCCGCAGGAATACAAGAAGTATGCAAATGGTGCTTATTGTAGTAATCTTGATGATATTATTGTGAATCATCCACAAATTAAATACTGGGTTCACGGACACACTCACAATGCCTTTAATTATATGATTGATGGTTGTCGTGTTGTTTGTAATCCTGGTGGTTATCCAGGTCAAGATACTGGATTCTTTCCAGATAAATTCTTTGACATCTAGATACTAATGGAAGTATAATCATTCCACTCAAATACTCTTATGGACTACTTAAAAATTGAACCAAACCAAACTATACTTGTTCTGAACGCATCTTACGAACCAATTAACTTCACTAATTGGAAGAGAGCAATTGTGCTGCTTATGAAGAATAAAGCACAGGCACTTGGTAAGAGAGTCATTCGACTGGTCAATTATATTAAGTTGCCATATGCGAAACTCGCACAGAACAAACCATCACGCACAATGATTTACAAACGTGATGGGCATAAGTGTCAGTATTGTGGTTCAACTAAAGAACTTACTATTGACCACATTATTCCTCGTTCTCGTGGTGGTGAAGATACTTGGGAGAATCTAGTTGTTGCTTGTATGCCTTGCAATTCTCGTAAGGGTGATAAACTCCTAGAAGAAACTAATTTAGTTCTTCAAACTGTTCCAAGAAAACCACTCAACAAGATGCTATTCTCTCTGGATAGGTCAAACGTTCCTGAATGGAAAGAATACACCTATGCCTAAACTCGATAATGAGTTCTACACTGTAGAATATGAGTTTATGGGTGAGAAGAAGTTTGCCTGTTATTTTCAACTTGAATCCGCACAGGAAGCAATGATGAAAATGATTAAGAAAGGCATGGTTGTGAATGGATTAGAAACCAAGACTCTCAAAAAATAGTCAGTGTGCCACTTGTAGCACTGTCCCTAACACCTCTCCAAACCCATGGAGGGGTGTTATACTATGGAGACAAGCAAAGGGGAGGAATGACACCGAATTGGCAACACAACTCAGGAAAACGTAAGTCTACAAAAGGTTCTTGTAAGGGGAAACTCAAAGCAAGAAAACAAGCATTGCAACACATCAAACGCAAACTCAAAGTAATCTGATGACTTATCAAAATCTTCTGGAGATTCTTCAGACTCTGACTCTGGGGCAGTTGAAGTCTGATGTGTCAATTTATGACATTGCCAATGATGAGTTTTATCCGATGAATAGTTTTCATTTTGCAGATAAAACTGTAGATGTTCTTGACACTGACCACCCTTACGTTTCTTTCTGATTATGTATCGCAATCTTGCTAATCTCAAGCAACGGGTTGATGACCTGATTGCAACATATGGTGAAGATGCCTATGTTGCTGCATTTGTTTTCAGTCCTGCTGATGTATTCACTATGGATGAGGACTTTGTAGAGCAATATCTTCCTGATGAAGATGCTTGTGAAGTTCTTTATGAAGTAGGAAACACCGATTACATTTATCAAGTAATTGGTGAATGTATTGATGATGAAGTTGCCCGTCTGAAACTCAAGCAAAGTATCAAAAAATGAAAGAAGTCACCATCACTGTTAAACTCCTCCTTGAGGATGACCAACCCTCTTGCGATTGGATTTATGAAAGCATCTACGAACAACTGAATCACGATGCAGGAGAAGCAATCTTGGAGTATACTGATGATGAACCTGAGGTAAAAGTAGGAACAACGGACTGATGAAATTAACATTACAAACTGCTGCCGCAGTTGAACGATTGCAAGAAGCACTTGCAGGAAAAACAAATGACGACTTTGATTTAGTGGTCGGTAAAATCAAATCACTTGTAAATCGAATAGAAAGCATCCAAACAATCACAAACGAGTTAAATCACTGATGAGCAACACCACTCTAATACAAGAACAAATCCTTGATTTAATTGAACAGTTCTGCGATGTTCTTCGCACTAACTACCAATCCTATGCTATTCATAGTCATAGGAAGTTTCTTGATGACCCAGAAACTCAAGAATGGCATCAAGACCAGATTGATAAACTTGCAATGGGTGATGGAGTGGATGAGTACTTCTACGAGAAAGGTAGAAAGTATGCTCGTATCATTCACGTTAGCAAACCAAGTAATCAGAGAAGTGCTCACGCATTTGTTGACCTGAATACTGGTGATGTGTATAAGTCTGCAAGTTGGAAGTCTCCTGCAAAAGGAATCCGATACAACTTGCTTGATGATAAGTCTCGGGAAGAGATGTATCAACGTGCTGACTGGGCAGGAGGTTATCTTTACAAATGAACCCTAAAGTTATTACTTGCGGACTGCTTGCTTTCTTTGCTGTCATTGGATGGAATGTTCTTCTCATTCAACGAGACAAAAAAATGTTTGATGCTTATGAAAAGAAAGTAGCAATCGAACGACTAAAGAATCCCTCCCTCCAATTCACTTAGAGAGTGGTTTGAACGTCAAGTAGGTTTGCATCCAGATTGCAATTTGAAATGATTATAAATTAAAGAGGTTATTTTATTGGCAGATGGTTTCTCATTACACACCCAAGGTTAATGATTACGTCAAATGGAAAAAACTAGAAGGATGGGTTTATTTCAAGGATGAAGAATACATTACCATTGAAATTTCAGTAAAAGAAAAGAAGTGCGATAAAGGAACTCATCACAAGAAAGAGCATATTCTTGTATTGTGCTATCATAATCAATGGAAAGAACTTGAGTATGTAAAGTCAAGGGAATCAAAATACGACGAGGAAGATGGACCCGTGTGCCACCTGTAGCACTGGCACTATAAAGTCCCGCAGACCCCCCTGATGCCCTATAATACAGGGACACAAGCAAAGGAAACCACTTGGTAGACCTCAACACTGTTTTCAACTACACTGCTTCACGTTGGGATTGGCAAGATGGTAATGTCAATCAAATGTGGATTCAAGAGATTGAAGAATCTCCTGATTGCTACCGTTATGTTGCTGTTGCTTACAATCCTCGTAAGGATGCAACTATGGTAATGTCTGAACCTCGTTGCTATGCTGATACTCTCAACTGGGTTCGTAAGTTCTGTGGTTCTTTCTGCATTCTTCCTCAATACTGCTGATTATGAGATTTGTTGGTAATTGTATCAATTCATTTGATGAATTTGGGAATTGTATTATTCCCCAACTTCCTTTCTCCAATGTTACTGATTTCGCACAACTTGTGGAAGAAAATGATAATGTAGAGATTGGAAATTTTGTTATTCAGTATAACCAAGAAACTGACGTTCATTCATTTTTTTTCAAATGACTTTCACCTTCCCTCGTCTGTCTGCTGGTATCTACGAAGTACAGAAGAATTCTAACACAGTTGGATTCATTCGTAAAGTCAATGCTGGTAAGTGGATGGTTGCTGATGTTGTAGATACTCCACAAGAGGTCACAAAGACTCTTAAAGATGCAAAAGATGCTTGTATCAATCTCATCATCTTTGATGTTGTTGACACGACCTCTGGAGATGAATATAATGACTCTGTGGAGGTTGATAAGGTGAATCCTGAACTTAATAAAGTTCTTGAGGGTTCTTTGCACTGCTATAAGCAAATTGAAGGAACTGATGAGTTTGAGGAAGTTTCTCCGAGTGTATTTGGATTTGGGGGTGAACCAACTCTCGAACCCATTGAGTTCTGATAATTTATATGCTTAAATTTATTTTACAAACACTATTTGACCAAAGGAAAAAACAAATGCACGAGTCTACTCTTGACCTCTTCTGTGGTGATGAATCTGAAGTTTATGCAGATGAATACGCAAGGGAACTTGAAATGAAAGCAGCAGAACTTGAAATTACTGTTGATTACTACATTGCTGAGTTTCTCTGATGGCACGTTATCAAGCAGATGTTTGGTTAGGTTCTTCTAGTGGAAGACAAAGAGTTTATGTGAACTCTAATACTTGGAATGGAGCAAGAGAACAGATAAAGACCATTTATCACGTTAATGATAATGATATTTGGAATCTTAATGAATCAAGAGAGAATAATAGTGTAGGAGGCAGTGATTCAAGTTCAATTAGTGCTGGGTCTATTTTAGGTCTTGCTCTAATTGCATTAGTTGTATCATTCTGGAAATACTTTCTAGTGTTGGGAGCAGTTGCTCTCATTATTTGGGTTGTTTATCTTTTTTATAAAAACAAATGACTAATTGGGACGTAACAGTAGTAACTGACTCTGGTTTCTATAAGAAACTGACACTAGAGGGTTATGTCTCTCAAAGAGATGCAGAATCTGCTGCACTTGGAATGACTGGTGGAAAGAAAGTTATTTCTATTCATCCAAGTTTCAGTGCTCCAAGGACAACTGATTATTTTGGTCAAGAACAATCTACATCAGAAGTTGTAGAGGTTCATCATTATCATCAACCAGAGGAAGATAATGAAGAGTTCTATCAATCTCTTGATGAACAAGAGATGGAGATGTATGATTTGATGTGTAAAATTGCTATGGAGAAGGGAGAAGAACTCCCGACTATTTCTGAGTTTTATGAGTGGTTGGAATCTTAACCCTTTGTGCCACTTGTGAGACCGTCCAGCACTCTTCCCGATTCTACGGGAGGGGTGCTATAATGTATGAATACAAACGGAACTTGATTGATGTTGACTCTTCTTCCTTATCAACAACGTGCTCTTGATGCTGTACAAAAAGCAATCAGGGGTTCTGTGTATATTCCTACTGGTGGTGGGAAAACTGTTGTGATGATGGAAGATGCCCGTCAACGTGTTCTTAACGCAAAAGAACCGATGACGTTTGTTGTTGTTGCTCCTCGTATTCTGCTTGCAAATCAACTCTGCTCAGAGTTTGAACAATATCTCAAAGAGCAAAACGTTGCTTATATGCACGTTCACAGTGGTGAAACTCATCATCAATCCTCTACACGTCCATCTGTCATTGCAGAATACAATGACAATGCAATCGGAAGTGGCAAGCATCAATTCATCTTTACCACTTACAATTCGATTGGTCGGGTGAATGAAGCAGAAATTAACATTGATGTGGTGTATTTTGATGAAGCACACCACTGTGTGAAACCTTCTAACTTTGTGGGTATTGCTCACACTTCAGCAGTTGCAGATAATGCTTATTTCTTCACTGCAACTCCGAAGTTCAATAACAGCAAGGAGTCTATGAACAATACTGATGTTTATGGTAATAATATCATCAGTATTCCTGCACAAGAACTGATTGAGGCAGGTAGTATCATTCCTCCCAAAGTTGTGCCTTATGAAGCACAAACGATTCGCACAAAAGAAAATGCTGCATTTGTAGATGCAGAGAACGTTGTAGGCATCCTGTCTGAGATTGATGAGGATACTGTTCCTAAGGTTCTTGTTGCTGCTCCTAGCACCAAAGTAATCTGGGCAATGTTTACTGAGAGTGATTTGCTGCAACAACTCAATGATATGGGTTATACCATTATGCACATCACTTCCAAGCATGGTGCTTATATTGACAAAACCAAAGTGTCTCGTGAAGTCTTCTTTGAGAAGATGAGTGAGTTTGGTGCTGACCCAGACAAGAAGTTCATTGTATTTCACTATAGCATTCTGTCTGAGGGTATCAATGTTCAAGGTTTGACTCATTGTATTATGCTTCGCAATCTTCCTCTGATTGAAATGGCACAGACTGTTGGACGTGTTATCCGTATGCACCGTGATGACCGTAAAGCAATCGCAGAAGGTAAGATGAAGGCAGGTGAGTTTGCTTTCTATAAGAAACCCTTTGGCACCATCACTATTCCTGTGAACAACAACTATGGTGATCGTATTGCCCGTCAACTTCAAACTGTGGTTGATACCATCTTTGTGAAGGGTGAAGTGCTTGCTGCCTAAATACTAAAAGTTCAATTCTCTAACGATGAAAACCTTTGCAGACTTTATTGTAGAAGCAACAAAGAATAAGTCTGACTATTCTAAGACTTATGCTGCAAAGGTTGCTGCTGCTAGGGAAAGTCAGCAGAATAGAATAAATTCATACAGAGAAAAGAAAAGGCAAAGAATACAAGCACAGCAAGAGGCAGAGAATAGAAAGAAAGAAGAAGAACAGGAAAATCAAGAATACATCAAACACATTAAAGATTTAAAGAAAGAAATTAAAAGCGAAGTAAAAAGAGAATACGGTATTGACGATTGATACATAACTATGTGTCCCACATAGAATACAATGCCATTCACTAAAAAGTTTCCCAAATCAGGTGAAACTAAACATATCAGAGTTCCAGTAGTTTATGCTGACCTTGTGTTAGAACTAATGGAACTCTTTGAACGTAGATTTGATGTTGAAAAGGGAAAACATCTGTTGAAGAAATACATTAACAATCTCGGTTGAGTCTTGTGAGTCTATGTGCCAGTTGGACTGGTGGCACAGTAAAGTCCCATTCTGCTCCCTGATGCCCTATAATGATGGAATCAAACAAAGGTCAAATGCCCAAAACATTTAAGTACGATGTTTTTGCTGTTGTGTCTAGTTTAGATGCCAATACGGGTATTTCTAACTGGATTGATATTGATGACTTGTCTTCTGCTTTTGTTTCTGGGGGATTTGAACCAATACAACAAGGAAATGGTACTGGAATTGAGGGATCTGAAGGGGCACCAAGATTTTGCAACTGCAAACGATCAAAAAAACTTATTTGGGAATCTATCTTTGAAAAAGGAAAACTCAAATCAGTAAGAGTAAATGGATATAAAAAGGAGGATTTAGTATCAACAACTATTCCTGCTAGTATTCGTAATGAGTTTGAGAGTGTTAATATCTGTAATTGGACTTTACTTCCTGTTGGTGGAAATAATATGTCTCTTCGTAAAGAGATAGATCACCGTTGGGGAAATAAACAAAAGCATAGTCATGATGATATTAGTGACTATCAAGTTGTCAGTAAATTGTTTAATGATTTCAAAAGACAAGAGTGCAAAAAGTGTATTGGAACTGGTATGAGATACGAACATCCAGAAAAGGAGTTTGTTTTTGGTTGCAAAGAGTGGGATGATAATGTAGGATGTCAAGGATGTCCTCTCGCACAACCTGAACTTTACCGTTGAATAATATGTCTTTAGATAGTGGAAAACTAATGTATTCCTCTGGGAATAATGATGAATGTTATACTCCTGCTTATGGTGTAACTCCTATTCTCAAATACATTCCTAAAGATGCAAAAGTATGGTGTCCATTTGATACTGAAGATAGTGAGTTTGTAAAACAAATTTCACAAACTCATAGTGTAGAATACTCTCACATCAGTGAGGGAAAAGATTTTTTTACCTATGAACCATTCCATTGGGATGTAATCGTATCCAATCCACCATTCACAAACAAACGTAAGTTTTTTGAGAGAGCATTGTCATTTGGCAAACCATTTGCACTTATTATGACCAACACTTGGTTGAATGATAGTGCTCCAAAGCAGTTATTCAAAGATAAGGATCTTCAACTTCTTATGTTTGATAAGAGAATGAAATTTAACAGTCCTGATGGTAGGGCAAACGATAAGATTACTTTTAGCAGTAGTTATTATTGTTGGAACTTTCTTCCTAAACAAATCATTATGGAAGAACTCAAAGTGAAGTGATGTGCCACCCGTAGCACTGGCACTAGACCCCTTGCAGTGCAGGGGGTTTTCTGGTATCATACTTGTATGGATGAGGAACTCCAATGACTTACACCCCGATTCAATCTAACCTTCCTTATTTGAAGGTTCCTGAAAACCGATTGAATCTTGCATTTAATTGGTATAACAGACAGAAAGAACATCCATTGAACTTTCCCTGTTTTGCTTATTGGATTCAACGTTGTGAAAATGATGGAACTGACTACTGAAACTATGCTTGATACTGTTCTGACGATGGAAGAAATTCTTACAGAGAAGCAACTGCTTGCTCTGCGGGACATTCTTTACTTCTACAAAGAGTTTGAGTTGGAACTCTATGATTATCCCCAAGAGGATACTCTTTTCACCAAAACTCAACGTGAACTGTTTGACATCTTTGACATCAAATGACTTTCATTGAAGCACTCATTGCATCTGGTTATGTATTTGATGATGAGGACTATGATGGTTGTTATGTAAAACAGGACTCGGAAGGTTTCATTCACTGTTATCAGGAAAATGTGGAGGATGAGACTGATAAGGAGTGGAATTATGTGAAGATGACTAATGACTTTGATGTTATCATTGAAACAACAATCTTTGCTGATGACAACTGTTTTCCCTGTTCTGCATTATGACTTCTCTTTCTCTTACTTCAGGTCAGATTCAAGACATTATCAAAGCACTTGAATACTACGAGAATGATGCTTACTTCAATCAGAAAGATGCACATCTTGCTAGTTATTATCTGAGTCTGCAGAATCAGTTTGAGTTGGTGCTAGATAAACTTCAGGAGTTTATTCCTGAAAAACGTGTTGCTAACCTTGTTCTTGCCGCAAATTAAAATATGAGTTTTTCCAAGACTATTTCTGTTTGTGCTGCTCTTGCTAGTATCTTTGGTGCTGGTGCTGCTGGTTGGAAACTGACTCAAGAAAGTCAGGCACCACAACCAGTAGAACAACCGAAACAAGATGTTTCTGTTTTTGAGGAGAAAATCAATGAACTTGAAGAACAACTGAAAGAAGTTAAGGAACAACCAAAACCCGAAACTGTAGTGGTTAAACCACCTGTTGTTATTCCTCCACTTCCCCCAGTTCCTGAACCAAAACCTGGAGAGTTTGAATAATGAAACCTAAGTTCCGTGCCGTATTAGAACTGGCAATAGAAGAAGGTGTAAGGTTCGGATACAACCGTGCATTTAAGCATAATCCAGAACCACACATTGATGCGATTACTGATACTATTGTAACTGAAATCTTTAACTCACTCGACACTTGGTTTGATGACATCAACGACACTGAAAACTAAAATGAACACCGAAGTTAAGCAGAAGTGGATTGATGCTCTGCGTTCTGGTAAGTATGACCAGGGCAGTGAGAAACTCCGCAGTGTTCAAGGTTATTGTTGCCTTGGTGTTCTCTGTGATTTGTATTCTAAAGAACAAGGTGCAGAGTGGGAGTTTCGAGGAAATGTAGAAACTAATCTTCAACCTCAAGACTATTGGTACTTTGAGGGGGAGAGTGAGTTTCTGCCTGAATCTGTAAAAGAGTGGGCAGGACTTCCTGTTGGTAATCCTAATGTCCGAGTGGATGTAACCGACAATGATGATGAAGATGATTGGTTCTACAATGATGAGATTGCCAATCTGAACGATTCGGGTTATACTTTCAATGAACTTTCTAAACTGATCGAACAACAATTTTAATGGAACAACAAACTGTGACTCAATACAAGTCTGTAAATCTTACTCTATATTTCAATGCTGAATTGGATGATGGAGAGGTTCAAGATTTCATTGACCGTATGACTGCAAAGTATAATCATCCTGATGATATTATCCGTAGTTATGAATACTGGTATGATGAATGAGTCTAGTGTGAGACTGTGACAGTTGGGGGACTGTCCACTAAGTCCCCCGTTTGCCCCTTTGGGGTGCTATGATTACGAAGTAATCAAGGTTGAGAGACCCAATGCCTGCTGCTCAAGTGGAACTGAAAACTGAAACTCAAGAACTGATTTCTGAACTTGTTGAAGATTCCTATGCCGTAGATGACATTCATGAGTTCATTGCGGAATATGGTGAGAGCAACTTTGTTGAGCATTATGAAAACTATGTTCAATTTGGTGAATCTCACTCTTATGAAGCAGTAGATGCCTTTATTGAAGAGTTTGGTATTGATAATTTCCAATCCTTTGAGGATGCTTACCGTGGTGAATGGAACTCTAAAGCAGAGTATGCAGAAAACTATGTAACTGACTGCTATTCTATTGACCATCCTGGTTTTCTTGAAATTGATTGGGATGCCACTTTTGAGAATCTTGATTGTGTGTATGCTAACGGTTTTGTGTTTGACTCTCAGTTCTGATACTGTAGTCTTTTAATCTCAATTCACTTCAACTTAATCACTTAATGAAACTTCAATCTAAAGATGGAAACATGGTGGTGGATTTCTACCCCATCAAAACTCCAATGGGTGATGTATCCAAAGAGTGGTATCTTAAAACTCTTACTTTTATGGGTCAATCTCAATCCAAGAAGTTTCTCAATCGTATTGAGATGAATCTTGAGATTGAAGAATATCTTAATCATACCATTCCTTATGAAGTTGTAGACTTCAATACTATCCCACAACTTGCTAATCCTTTTGCTACTGCCTGACAATGCTACTTCAACTCACTGACATTGAATTTGATTTTGAAGATTCATCTGGAGAACTTCCTTATGATGAGCAGGTTGCCGTTGCAAAGTCTGTCATTGGGGAAGTCTTCGAGGTTGAAAGTGAGGATGAACTTGCTGATGCAATCTCTGATGAAACTGGTTGGTGTGTAAAATCTCTCAATTACATTGAAATTGTTGAATCTAACTGAAATGCCTGAAATTAACAAAGCAGAACTGATTGATGCTTATGCCCAGCAACTGCTGGATAGTATGGATATGAAGACTATGGAACGTTTTGTGTATGATACTCTGGTAGAAAATCTTACAGATTATACTGAGGAAGAGTTGATTACTGAAGTAACAGATTGTTATCCAGAACTTCTGGGTATTGAGGACTGATTCTCAACAGTTTCAGATGGACCGTCGATGAGACTGCTGCCAATGACCTAGGGCACCTGGACCCCAGATTGCAGAAAAATCCCAAATCAACAGTTTCACACGAGACTGCAATGGGACTGCATCCTGCGGGGAGGGGTGCCTGGGTTGCAGGTAGAATCAAAGAAGAAACAAAAACTCTTCTCGGTCTCATTATGTGTCCCGCATAGGACTCAGGGGGGTTGGTGCTTCCAAGGAAAATCCATTCTCACTGAGTCCAGTTATGCGATGTGCCACTTGTACTGGTGGCACAGTAAAAGAGCACAGACCCCAAAAGGTGCTATATTAAAGGGGTGGTGAGGGAAGGGCAACCAACCCACCCCACAAACGTCAAACTTACTCAAACTAAAATGACTGTTGATTTCTCCAAGGATGTGATGCTCGGTATGCTCCGCAAGGGTCAGACTGGAACTCAGATTCTGAACATTCTTGATGTGATTGTTCCTCAAGATGTTGTTGAGATGACTCGTGAATATGTTTGCGATCAACTGGGTATTGCTGATTGTCCTGAGAATGATGATGAGATTGAAGCATACCTTGCTGCAGTCTGATTAAATCTGGGGAGATTCATTTCTCCCCTTCCTCTTCTGTTTCATTATCTTTGATTCCGATGTTTCTTTCTTGCCCTGTTTCTTTCGATTTGATTGATGCCGAGTGGTATCAAGATATAGACAACGCAAAAGAAGATGCACTTGATTGGAGTGTAGAACTGTCTGGTGAAACTGTGTTTGTTTATCAGGCAGTTGAGGGTGAAGATGGAGATTACGAGTTTAAGAAACTCTATTCTGTCTGTGCCTGAGTCTAAAAGTAGACAGTGCCAGTTGTAGCACTGTCTACTCTCACTCGCATTTGCACCTGTGAGGTGCTACAATACATTCATTCAAGGCAAGAGACCAATGACTCAACCCGAACTGATTGATGCTATCTACGAGGCACTGAATAATCTTTCTAACTGGGAGATACATTGTTTTGATTATTGGGTGAATGAGTTGTATGATGGTGATGATGAAGTTTGGAATAACTGGACTGAAGAGAATCTTGCTCTGATGGAGAAAGATGTGATGTATGCCTTTGGTAATTTGATGGATGAGAGTCGTGCCGAACTGATTGGCAAATGAGAACCAAAACACTTACTTTCAGACCACCGAATAAGATGCGAACTATAATTCTTATCTTTGCTGTTGCATTTATTTTTTCTCCTGGTGTGAGGAATCTAACTGCAAACGCACTTTACACTGTTGCTGATACTATCAGCACAACTCGGTGAGTCCAGTGTTGAGACGTGCCACTTGTACTGGTGGCACACTAAACGGGCACTGGCACTTTTTTCTGGTAGATTAAGAGGGTGGAAGGGGTCAGTCCCATCCGAGTCCAATTCTTCACTTCTTGTTATGGATCGTCAGCAAGTTATCGCAAAGATTCAATCCATTCTGAAACTGCAGAATGGAACTTCTTTTGAGGGTGAGGCAGATGCTGCTGCCAAGATGATTGATAAACTGTGCAAGCAGTATGGTGTAACGATCTCTGAAGCAACTGAAACTCAAGTTCTTGATGAGTCTTTTGCTTCTTTCAAGAGAATCAATGTTGCTCTGTCTACTCTTGCCAATGCGATTGCAACGTTCTATGATGCAAAAGCATACCTGAAGAACGGAGATACCAAGTCTCTGCAAATCATCGGTAGTGAAGCACAACAAATCCAAGTGCGACTCTATTATGATTACCTTGTCCAGGTGATGGAGAAAGAAGCAGAAGTTGCACATAAAGCAGAGAAGATTATGTGTGACCTGACTGGTAAAACTGTTTCTCGGTCTTTCAAGTTGAACTTCCGTAAGGCATTTGCAGATAAAGTTGCAGAACGTCTGAAGGAAATGAAACTTGCAGAGAACCGAGTTCATGATGATGCTGATGCAGTGAAAAACAAATTGTCTCAGATGCGATTCGGACGTGCCAAGAAGATGAATGGTGCAAACGGTGCTGGTGCTTATGCTGGTGCTGGTGTTGGTGGTTCTGTTTCTCTGAACCGTCAAGCATCTGGTTCTGTGGCAAAACAACTCTGTGGGGTGTGAGTTAAACATCCCTTTCTCTTTTCCCTTTTATTCTTGATACGATGAACGCACAAATGACTGTTGATGAGTGCAAAGTGATGTGGGTTGTTGGTGCATTGCAACGACTTGCAACTTTGGGTATGATTGGTCCTGATATTCCACTGAAACTGACTCCCGAGGCAGTGGATGATTATTTGGAGATTGATAATCACCGAAACATTCTGTTTGAGTCAGACTTTGAGATTGCATCTATCTTCACTGCACTTGCAAAAGATGAGTGTGATGAAGAACCTGAGGATACTGAAGCAATCATTGATTTGATTCTTGAGTATAAGAACAATCGCACTGAGATTGTTAAGTTTGCCCTCTCCAACCAAGTTATTTGATGATGTTTGATCTTCTGAAGTTTGAACCGCACAACATTCCGAATGCGATTGCTGCAAGGCATAAGTTTGAGAATGATTGGGAGATTAGTGTAGTTGCTGGTCCTGGATTGTA